AGCAGAAAATGGCAGTAACTAATGTACTCTTTGTCTCAGAAACAAAGCTAAAATCATATACATCAATTCATCAATCTGTAAGCCCTGACGATTTGCATCCGTTTATATTACAGGCTCAAGATATTTACTTGCAAAACTATTTGGGTGCGACTTTTTATCAAGAGTTACAAAATCAAATTGCAACGAATACAGTAAGCGTTTTGAATAAGAAATTACTTGATGACTATATCGGTGCAATGCTTTGCAATTATGCTTTGTATCATGCTTTACCTTTCTTAAAATATAAAGTATTCAATAAGTCAATCATGAATAATGATAGCGAAAGCGGTACTTCGATTGATTTGGATGCTTTGAAATTTCTACAAAATGAAGTTAGAAGTGTAGCTGAAAACTATACTAAAATGCTTACAACTTATTTAAGAAATAATTTAACAGATTACCCATCGTACAATAACTTTGACTGGTTAGATGGTATCACACCCGACAAAGGCACTCCATACTTTAGCGGGTTACAAACCAATTCGAGTTTCAATAAGAGAAGTAGAATAGCTAGACGTGGAGAATGTAACGATTGCAATTACGAATATTAATTAATTAAACAATAAATAAAAATAAAAAATGATAGACAATTCAAGATTCTACATCACGAATGAAATTCAAACCGACAAGTATTCAGTAAACATAATTACTGATGTAACGGGTGGTCCAAGTGTATTCACTATTTACCAAAATGGTAATTTGAAATTTTTTACAGACTACAAAAAATTATCTATTTCAGAAGATGTAACTAATGATTTAGTAAACATTACATCTGGTGGATTTGTAGGGCAATTTTCTGTAAACAATACAGATAGCTGGGTTTCAACAAACGGATTTATAACTACATTATTAACAGCAATAACAGGATAAACCATGACAAAATTAATATTACAAGCGGGTCAATTAATTGACGTAATCAATTACAACGATAATCAATACTTTTCAGTAGTAGTTAGTGAGGATTTACCACTAGCTAATGCAATCTACAAAGAAGATACTTCAATCGAAGTTTATGTACAAAGATTTATTGTAGATAGTGTGATAATTGTATCAATCAATTCAAGTGAATCATTAACTGATAACAATGGTAATTTTTACGAGAAAGTTGAGAGCGCAACTATCTTAACTGAAAATAACTTTAATGCAATAAAAGAAAACTAATGAAAGCAAAAGAAAAACATTGGTACGAATCAAAGACTATCGTAATGAATATTATGGTGGGGTTAACGATGGTTTTAGGTTTATTGCCTACGTTGTTTAGTGATTTGAAAATAGATGAAAATTTGAGCCTTAAAATGACCGTTATGGTAGGGTTTATCATGAACGTTATTAATATAGTTTTGAGATTTATTTCTACCGATAAAATAAAAAATTAATATGGATTTATATACTGAAATCAAAGAAGATTTAAAAACTGAAATGGGTATCGTAGATGCTAAAGAATTTAACATTGCTTACTCTAAATGTTACAAACAAGCGGTTAGTGAAACTACCCACAACGGACACGATGCAAAGGAAGTTTTGAAACCAATAATCAAAGAATTGATTGATAAGTTTTACTCTAATAGACAACCAAAAACTAAAGTTGGTAAATTATTGAAATCAATTTGGAATTTTATAAAATAATATGAAACCAAAAATTTTCACTCAATCTGAAATGATAAAATACTTTGGCAAAGCAAATGCAGAAGGTAGTTACTTAACTATGATTGATTTACCATATACTATGTATTATGATAGGCAACCTATTAAGAGAATGAGATGTCATGTAAAGGTAGCTCAAGCGTTCAAAAATGTGTTTAATGAAATACTATCTACATACGGAGAACGTAAGATTAACGAGCTTGAAATTAATGATTATGGCGGTTGCTTTAATTACAGATTGATGCGTGGATCCAAAACTAAATTAAGTAAACATAGTTGGGGTACTGCAATCGATTTGGATCCAAACAGAAATTCTTTTTTTATTTCAAATCCATAACCTTTACGATTCAATCTTTCAGCGGCTACTAAAGTTGAACCACTACCAGCGCAAGGGTCTATAACTATATCTCCTTCATCTGTAAAGATTTCAATCAATCTTTTAAGTAATTCAACTGGTTTTTGCGTTGGATGTATTTTTTCACTTTCATTATCTCTAGGCCAGTCCATACAATTAAAAATCATTTTACCATTATTTCTAAATTTTGGCAATCTATCACGATACAAAATTAATCCGTATTCACAATTACCAACTACTTTCATATTTGCTTTTAAAACTTGAGCTGAAAAGTTTTTACGAAAAACTAAATTTATATAGTTATTTAATCCGTATCTTTTTGCTAATTCTATTAAATACATTTGTTGGTCAAAGGCGCAAAAAATAATCATGCAAGGTGCATCGCCTTTTTGTCTAGGTTCTCCATCTTCAGATTTTTTTGGTTTGCTTTCAGATTTTAACATTGTGCTACAAAAGTGCATAAATTCAGCTGGCCTAAAATCTTCATCTGTATCAAAAAAACTTTTCCCAGCCAATGCGCTTTCTCCGTTTGAATTGTCTCCGTCTTTATACCATGCTGGATTACTTGCATAGGCATTATTACCTAAATTGTAAGGTATATCTGCTATTATTAATTGTGCTTTTGGCACTGCATAACTTTTATAATTTTGGAAGTGGTCTCTATATATCATGTTTTGTAATTTATAATTTTAATGTGTTATAATATTCTCTTGCTTTCTCTATTTTAATTTTTAATAGTTCAATGTATGCTGGTTCGTAATCAAAGGCAAATACCTTAACTCGCTTTTCAATGGGTAATTCCTTTATCAAATCATTATTACGTTGTATCTGTTGGCATTCAGCGATGTAATCTTCATTATCATAATTCTTACCATACTTGTAAACCAACTTTTCGCACTCATTTAAAACCATTGATTGAGGTGTTGGAACTAATGCGTAAATCAATCTGTATTTTTCTTTTCCTGTAAGCCACATATAACACTGAGCTTGCCAATAATACATCTTTGATAATTCAGCATTAAAGAATGTCTTTAGATTCCACGAAGTTTTAATGTCTTCAACACAATCCGCAAGTACTATGTCGGGCGTTCCTATAACATAGTCATTTTGTAGTTTGGTATTATATCTCGAACGAAAGCCACCTTCTAGAACTTGGGTTACTAAATCCATCGAGTCCTGTTCACATTCATTCCCTTTATCCATGTATTGATTCTTAATTGATTCTGCGAAGCCAAATGTATCGAATAGCCATTTATCTTCAACGAATGTCTTTGCAGTTTCTGAAAGATTGCCAGCATCTTTGTCTGATTTTAATTTAGGCTCTGTCATTAAGGCGCCAGTACCCGAACATCTAAATAGTATTTTTGAATCCATATAATAAGTTTTCTTGTTTTTTATCGTACATAATTTCTAATTCGTATTTTATTGCAAGTTCAAGCACTTGTTTTAAAGACTGCATCGTAGTCGCATTCTCGATATGCTTAATTACCCTTTCTTTCTCTTTGCTATTATGTACACTCTCTGCACTTAATAACTCAGAATCCCCTGTAAATTGCACAATATCCTTTCTATTTAGATTAGCTCCAAATAAATCTCCAAAATGGTCGCATGCGTCTTTGATGGCTATACTTTTTGCAATAGGTAGCGCCATAGTTACTGCACCTCTATTAACATTACTCATGTCCATCTTTAGGTTTCCCGTTGCTTGTATAGTTTGCAATTCACATGCACCTACGCCATCGTGAAATAACATCTCATTGGTTGCAGGATTCAAATAATGTACTCTTACTGTCACTTCAATGGCATTAAATAATTGTGCTGTTTTAATAACCTCAATTTGATATTTCTTAAAACAACGTCTTAATAAATATTCTACCTTATCAATAGGTAAGTAATTGTAATTTTTAATAAATGGGTGTTTTTTTACCCATGTCGCTGGCGGTGGCGTTGAAAGTATTACATTCAACTGCTCTAATGGAACAACGTCTAAATCTAATTGTTTGAATAGGCTTGTTATTGTAGCCTTTGTTTGTTTTGCTAGTTCTTTATTCATTTGTATTTTTTTTAGTGTTAATAATTAATTCATAGTTTCGGTTTCAGGATTGTATTCATAACCTTCTTCTTCTTCTTCGTCAGTTACTTCTTCTAAATCTAACT